CGGTGCAGCAGAGCCAGCTGGCGGCGCTGGGCCGGGATATCCTGCAGAAGGGCAGCGTGCCGCAGAGCCAGATTATCGACGCCTTCGAGACCATTTGGGCGGCGGGTCGGCAGGTAGACACCACGGCGCGGGACGATGCGGCGGATATCCGGGACTACCTGCGCAAGACCGGCGTGTCGCTGGCAGCGCAGTACCGGGCGGATGTCAACGGCGGCGACTGGAACGGCTTCCGGCGGCGGAATTTCGGCCGGCTGAAAATCACGACGGAGGGCCTGCCGGTGGACCAGGCGTATGCCGAGCTGAGCGGCCAGCGCCCGGACCTCTTCCCGGCGGACATTGTCAACCCGGCAGACCAGATTCAGCGCATGGCCGAGGTGGCGGAGCAGCTGCGCCCGCAGGAGCGCGACATGGATGCGCTCTATGGCAGCGCGGCCAAGGGCCAGATTGAGGCGGCGTTTATCGACATGGTCGAGCAGATGCAGCAGGCCCTGAACCCGCGGGAGCGTGCCTTCACGGCCCCGGCGGAGTGGGGCGACGCGGAGGCCGAGGAGGCCGACGCGCTGTATCGGCTGGATGTGGAAGCCGACGGGCAGCCGGTGCAGGATACCATGGAGGGATTCCAGCAGCCGGTGCAGCCGCGTCCGGCCCCGGTGCGGCTGGACAGCCGCGCCATGGGGCAGGAAGACCTGGCCCAGCAGGTGTGGCAGACGGCGGCGAAATACGGCCAGGAGGGCAGACTCACGCCCAGAGACCCGGACGAGGAATATCACCTGGACTGGGTGGAAGTGATGGACCGCGAGGGCGACGAGAACCAGGCCCAGCTGGAGCAGCGCCGGACCCGCTGGAAGGGCGAGGCGCAGAAGATGCAGGCCGCGGGCGCCAGCCGCGAGGAAATCCTGATGCGCACGGGATGGTACCAGACGCCGGAGGGCGAATGGCGGGACTTTGAGCAGCCGCGGTATAACCAGACCGCTGACCAGGTGCAGCCGGACGCCATGGCAGAGCAAATCCAGAATGAGTATCTGCGCAACCTGACCCGAGACGAATTCCGCGGGAGCAAATCGCTGGAAAATCTGGGCGTCAAAATTGCGGGCAGCGTGGGCAACTACGCGCAGGTGGACCAGCTGATTGCCAACGACCGGGTGGCGCGGCGCGTGACCCGCGACGTCCGCAAGGCCGAAAAGCGGCTGCGCCCCAGCCCGACGGAGGTGCAGCTGGCCCGGAGCATGGCCGACGGCCTGCTGACGTGGGACGACCTCCCGCGGCGGAAGGACGTGGACAAAAACACGGTGGCGGAGCTGGCGGACTATTACCAGATGGAAAAATCGCTGGCGCTGGACCTGCTGGACGAACGCAAGCAGGAGATGTTTGCGGACGTGGACTACGCCGTGGAACAGCTGATGCGAGACCACGACGCCGTCCATATCAGTGCCGCGCCCATCATGCATTGGCGGACCCCACGCCGGAACCTCATCCGGATGTTCGGCCGGGCACAGGGCCAGCGGATGATTGACTATCTCATCACGCCGACCGCCGCCAACGAAGCGGAGCGCTACCGCTGGACCAACAAGCAGTACGATATGGTGCGCGAGTTTGAGGGCGAGGACGGCAAAAAACGGCCGCTGAACCGGCCGGAGCGCGCGGCCACCCAGCTGATGCTGGAGGGCCGGGCCATTGAGGAGCAGGCGGCGCAGCTGGAGGAACGCAATTATGTCTACGCTGCGGCAGAGCAGCTGTCTAAATTGCGGCCAACGACCAACGGCAAACAAACGGACAGCGCAGAGCAAGAACTGCAGTGGCGGCAAACAAAGGCGGATATCAAGCAGGCGACCGGGCTCAACGACGAACTGATGGAGATTGCAGACCGGCTGTCCCAGTGGCGGCAGGCGCAGGCGGATATCCTCGCCAATCCGGAGGTCGATAATCTGCGCGTGGAGGCGGCGACCAAGGCCCTGCAGGAGCGCTACGCCAGTTACTACGACGCGATCAACGATTTTCTGGCGGCGCATGGCTACAAGCCCATCGGCTTTATCCGCGGGTACGCGCCGCACCTGCAGCCGGAGGCGCAGCGGAAGGGGCTGCAAAAGATACTGGATGGGCTGGGCCTGGGAGACCAGGTGACGCGTCTACCCGCCGACATCGCCGGTCTGACGCAGCAATTTCGGCCAAACAAGCGCTGGGACCCGTTTTTTCTGACGCGGCAGGGCGACAAAACCAAGCTGGACGCCATTGAGGGATTTGAGACCTACGTCGATTATCTGTCTGATATCCTGTATCACATGGACGACACCATCCGCACGCGGCGCATGAGCAACTACTTCCGCCGCGCCGCGGCGGCGGATGATATCCATGCGCAAATCTCGCAGGCGGAGGATATGTGGCGCGCGACAACCGCTGAGCAGGCTGCCTTTCTGCAGCAGGCCGGGGCGCTGCCGGACGGCGCTGCGCTGTCCAAGGCCAGCACCGGCAAGGCGCTGCAGGATTACATCAGCAAAATGTATGAGAGCCTCGGCGACACCGGCATGTACAGCGATTTTGTCAACTGGCTGGAGGATTATGCCAACCAGCTGACGGCAAAGCAGTACGTCGGAGACCGCGGGTTTGAGACGGTCTTTGGCCGCGAGACGCTCAACCTGGCCAACAAAATCACCAACGCTTTCCAGCGGTCGCAGGTCGCCGGGAATATCTCCAGCGTGCTCAACCAGGTTGCGCAGTCCCCCATTATCGTCCAGGCGTGCGGGCCGCGGAATACCATGCAGGCACTGTATGACATTGCCAACGGCAAGCTGCAACGCGACAACTTTGTGGACCGCAGCGATTTTCTCATTGGCAAGGCCGGTATCAACCGGTTGATTGTCGACCCGACGGAAAAGGCGCTGCACCTGCTCTTTACCCCGGCAGAGGCGATGGACACCTTTGTGTCAACGGTGGCGACGCGAGCGGCCTATATCCAGGCCGTGCGCGAGGGCATGTCGGACGCCGAGGCCATGCGGGCCGCAGACCAGAAGGCGGAGCAGATTATGGGCTCCCGCATGAAGGGCAGCCGCCCGCAGGCATTCCGGAGCAAAAACCCCGTTATCCGGCTGGTAAATATGTTCCAGCTGGAGGCGTTCAATAGTTTTGAGTATTATGTGCAGGACCAGATTTTACAGGTATTCCGGGATATCGGCGAGCTTAAGGACAAAAAAGGCAAATATGCTGCAATCGCAAAGCTTGTTTCGACGCTGGGCGGACTGCTTGTCAATGCATTTGTGGTCAACCGCATTGCCGAGGAGATTTATGGCGGCACGCCTGCAGCCTTTGACCTTATCGGTTACGCTGTCAGCTTTTTGGGCGCCGGGCGTGGCCTGACGACCAACGAGGAGATTAAGCGCTGGCTCAACGGGGTGTGGCGTAAGATTTCCGGTGGCGACGACCTCTTCGAGGGCGTCGAGCCCCGTAAGGACAGCTTTGACTGGGGCGGCGCTGCCAGCGGCCTGGTCGAGGAGATCGGCAGTGACCTGCCGATGGTGCGCAACATTATGGGCATGATGGGTCTGGGCGACCAGAGTATGCCAATCCCGGATGTCAGCACGGTAAAAACCGCCTGGGAGACGGCACGGGATTCCGGCCTCAGCTGGGACACCGGGCGCGATATCTTCAGCGCGCTGGCGCAAGTCTCTCCCGGCGGGCGTCAGGTCAGTAAAACCTTTAACGGCCTGGAGGTGATGATTCGTGGCGGCAAATGGCGCGGAGACCGGCTGCAGTATCCCGTCGAGGATGAGATTAATAACTGGATTCAGGCGCTGCTCTTTGGTCCGAACGGACTGGAGGAGCAGCGCGGCTATTACGCGGGCGGCGCGGAAGGCCTGAGCGAGTCGGAGAGCAAGGTCTACACGGCGCTCACCGAGGCGGGTATGACCCGCACGGAGGCGTATGACAAAATGCTGGACACACACGACCTGGTACCCGAGGAGGGCTATCAGAGTGTGCGGCAAATCCAAAAATGGGAGATGCTCCGGGATGCAAGCCTCAACGACTCCTATCTCTATGCGGCCGTGGCGGCGACGCTGCCGGATGATCAGCGCGCCAAGCTCGACACCGCGCTGGACAGCGGCGTCGAGATGCCGGTCTACGTCGCCTGGCGGCGTCAAATGCTTGTCGACGGTGGCAAGACACAGGAGGCTATGGAGGACTGGCTCAACAAGCAGCGCGGGCTCTCCAACGATGCCAAGGCTACGCTCTGGCAGCTGACCAACAGCCGCTGGAAGCCGGATAAAAACCCCTACAATGTCTGGATTGGCGAGGATATCTACGACCAATACGGACCGGATGAGGACTGACCGGGCACGGGCAGCATAGCCGCGGGCGCTCCACCGCCCGCGGCCTCCACAAAGGAGGCTGCCATGGCAAAATATCTGTATACCGTGCAGCAGCTGGAGCAGCTGCTGCGGGACCCCTGGCTCACCGACCGCGAGCGGCAGGTGGCGGAGCTCTATTACCGGCGCGGCTGGCACATCGAGGCCGTCGCCGCAGAGCTCGACGTCTGCCGCGGTACCATCAACAATGACCTGCGCCGGATTCGGCGCAAAATGCACTAAAAATGGCCGTCGCCTGACCGTAAATTGGACAGGCGACGGCGCTCTTTTTGTTAGGATATAGGCAGGCCGAGAGGCCAAATCTTGATAAAAGGAGTGGAAAACATGGAAATGAACTATGCCAGCAAGGGTGTGGCGAACGCCGGGCTCACCACGGGTATCATCGGTACCGCGCTCGGCGGCTTGACGGCGCTGGGAGGTCTGGGCGGCCTCTTCGGCGGCGGGCTGCACCCCGCCAACAACGACCCGCAGAGCATGCCAGTGTCCCGGTATGAGCTGGGCCAGGAGCAGACCATCGCGGACCTCAAAGCGCAGGTGGCGTTGAGAGACGCCAACACCTACAACGACCAAAAATCCCTGGAGCTGTACCGCTACATCGACGGCCGCCTGATGGAGATTAGCTCCACGCTGGCGGCGCAGGCCGTCCAGAATCAGGCGACCAAGGACAGCTTCCAGCTGGTGACGGAGCGCCTGGAGTGTGCAAAGTCGGAGCTGGGCGAGGCTATCCGCCGGGAGGCCGACGCGCGCAAGTGCGGCGACAACACCATCGTCAATTACGTTAATGCAACGTTCTACCCGAAGATGGTTGCGGACGTCACCACCGGCACTACCACGGTCGCGCAGACCACCTACAACCCGCTGCCCGTCAGCACCTGCAACTGTTGAGTTCGGCGGCCCGGGGCCATGACGGCCCCGGGCCTATGAGAAGGAGGACATATGGTTACGATTGACCAACTGGAGGCCGGAGTGGCGGCCTACGCGGACCGCGAAATCCTGCCAAAACTGCCGTGCTCCAGCGGCCAGCGGCTGCTGGCCGGGGCAGCGCTGAGCCTGCTTATCAAGGGATATGGCCAGCAGCTGCGCAGCTATAAGCCGTCCCAGCTGGTGGAGACGCTGGGGATTTTGGACGAGGACCACAACGTCGACCTGGACAAACTGCGCGACGCGGTTATCCCGCGCGTGCCGGACGAGGGCGTGGCGCTGGACCTCAATGTGCCACTGATGGCGCCCATCCAGATGCGGATTCGGCGGGATGATATTAACAAACTTTACCAGACCATCATGGGGGTGTAGGTATGCAGGTAGATATGATACAGGCACTGCTGGAGCATTTTGAGGACGAGCTGCACGACGTGCAGACCTATGGCCGGATGGCAAAACAGGCAGAGGCCGCCGGGCACGAGCGGATTGCGTGGACGCTGGGATTGATTCGGCGAGACGAGGAGACCCACGCCGCGGCGCTGCATGATATTTTGGATAGGCATGCACCGGACGTTTTGCGCAAGACGCTGCGGGACAATCCGCAGCTGTCCGAGTTATGGGACAGCCTCTAAAAAGTTTCCCACGCAATTTCCCACACATTAAATGCCGGGACGTGGCATGGAATGGCATGTAACTCTTTCGGCAAGCAAAGAGAGAATATCATAGAGATAAGAAAGGCCCTGAAAACCGACGCTTTTGCGTGATTTTCAGGGCCTTTTGTTGGTACGCCAGAAGGGACTCGAACCCCCAACCCTCAGAACCGGAAGCAGAGTCGCAAGGCGCGAAAACCGTTGCAGCGCAAGCGTTTTTGGCTTTGATAATTTAATTTCCCACGCGTTTTCCCACGCGGCCATTTTGCCGATTTTGCGGCGCGTCCATCATGCTGACGTAGGCGTGTAGCGTGCTGTTGTCACCATGCGTATAAATATTAGCGGTGGTTGCAATGTCGGCGTGCCCCATCAGCTCCTTGGCAATGTTGATTGGGACGCCAGCTTTTTGCAAGTCGGTGCAAAACGTGTGCCGCAAACAGTAGGGGACCAGGTCGGCGGCGACGACGGAGCGGACAATCTGGTTGCGGTAGACCTCGGCTCCCATGGCGATATCCATCGCCCGGAGGATGGAGCCCCAGAGGCGCTGTAGCGTTGTTCCGCTGTGCGGATTACCCGCTTGGTTAGCAAAAACCGGAGACATGGGCTGGCCGCGCAGCGGCCGAAGCCGCTCGGCCAGCGCCGGACGCAGCGGTATTGTGCGCACGCCTGCTGCTGTCTTGGGCTCCTTGAGCGTCGCCCAGGTGCCGGACTCCAGCGCCCGGCAGACATGTATCTCGCCAGCGGTAAAATCGATATCGCGCCACTGCAGCGCCGCCAGCTCGCCCGGGCGCATGCCGGTATAGAGCCCGGCAAACCAGAGGATGCCGCCGCGGACCGACGGCTCCACGGACAAAAAGACCTCGCGTTCCTCGTCGGTCAGCGACCGGCGGGTATTTTTTTGCGTCGCCGGAAGGACAAGCCCGGCGGACGGATCAAAGGGGATGAGCCGGGAGAGATACGCCCGACGGAACAGCTGCTGCATGACTCCGCGGAGCTTGGAGACATGGGAGTAAGACCGCCCCTCCTGTCCGTTGAGTATCCGCTGCAGGTGGACGTCGCGGACGTCCTTGAGCTTAAGCCGTCCAATGGCCGGGCGAATATAACCGTTATATTTTTCGCTGTAGGCGCCCAGGCTCTTGGCGGTCAGACCTGCCGGGGCCTTGTAGAGCTCCAGCCACTGGTCAAACCAGGCGTTGACCGTCATGTTGCCGCCCGCCGTCGCCTCGCCCCGCCGAAGCTCCTCCTGTTTTTTGACCATCTTGGCGATGGCCTCGGCCTCTGTCTTGCCTGAGACCTCATATCGCGTCCCGTCGTGGATAAACGTCTTGCGGATGTATGAGTACCCCTTGGGCATTAAATCGCCTCCTGCCTAAAATCTAGTGCCCCGGGCGAGGCGCTACCGCTGATGGCGCGGCGGCCCATTGCCCGGGGCATGATAACGTATTTAGCCCCGCGGCTCTTTGTCGCGAGGAGTCCGCCGCGCGTAGGCGGACGTAAAAACCCGTCCGCGGGATACTGTCACCTCAGCATATATACCGGCGTACATATTGGGGATTGCAGTAAAAAACAAAAAAATCACGGCAGCAACAATCAAAACAATTTCCCGCGCGTCGAGCGGCAATTTGATGCGAAACAGTGCGAAAAAATAAAAGAAAAGTATCCCCGCAGAGATAACCCCTTGCCGCGGATGCAAGTATGCATTGATTAAAAAAAGCCCGATGCCAATTACTGCCGTCATCAGCCAGGGAACCCCGAAAAACACAAACGGCATGAGGCCGACGGCAATCTGCAGCCCCCACCACAGGAGCACAAAAAGCCAGGAAAAACGCGTGCCAACCTTGCTCCAAAAGCCTCTCATTGCCTACCTCCTCAGTGCCGGAAATATCCGACGGAGCCATTGCTCAAATCGTAGAGCAGCAGCCCGATGATGCCCAGCAGCACTAATAACAGGATGATGCCCAGCGCGTAGGCCAGGCGGCGGTGCTGCTGCACCTGCATACGCAGCTGGTCGATTTGCTCCAGCAGCTGCGCGATCTGAGCGCGCAGCGAATCGGCATTGTCCTGCGCGGCCTCGTGCGCCTGCCCAGCGCTGACGCGCGTGGCAGAGAGCTCGCCCTCCAGGTGATGGACACGATCTCGCAGGGCAAACATCTCCTGCCCGGTTTCGGCGGCGCAGGAGAGTGCAGGCCAGCTCCCACCCAGGAGCACCTGCAGGATGGGAGAGACAGTCTCCAGCCGGTAGTTGCTCCATGTCCCGCTTAACATCCTGTTAATGGATGTGGCCGAAACACCTGCCCGTGCAGCAAGCTCATCAATCGTTAGCCCTAACGCTGCCTTGCGGCGACGAATCCAGCTGGTAAGCTCTGCGGGCGACATGCCCATAAACTGGGGTCCGGAGCAGGACACGCCTAAACGCTCGCAGCTGGTGCAATCAATAGATAACAAGTCATACCCCCCCTTAACGGTAAATTTACAAACTATCATATCTGGCAGGAAAACTGCCACTTGTGGCAGAAGTCTACCGCAAAAGACAGACAACCTATCAGATATGAGTATTGTCATAACCGGGGATAGGTGGTAAGCTCAAACCGTAATCAACCGGCCCGTGCCCGGCCAAGCGGGGGCCGCTGGTGGAGCAGCGTCCCCGCAGTTGATTTGCTCAATGGCAAATCTGGCATGGCTCGTAGCCATGAGCCTCTGCCTGCGCCGCCGAAGCATATTTGATGCGATTGGCAGCAGCTGGTTGGTACTCGCAGTCTGGCGTGTGGTACTTTTTGGTGCCTCTATTGGCATAGCAATAGGTAATACGGGTTGTATCTTCCCACGGCGCGGCCTGCTCGGACACAATGACGCGCGGGGATGCCATTTGAGCCACGTCAATACCTGATTTAACCACCTGCATGGCCAGGAGCAACACCAGCAGCACCAAGCCGATGAGCACCAGCACCCGCACAGCGACGCGATATCCTCCATGTGTTTTGTCCACGGAGCCACCTCCTGCTATCTCAACGCTATCTAGATTATATCACATCTTAACGGATATGCAAGCATAAGGGCGATTTTTGGCGATTGTACACAATGCAGCACATATCAATTTGTGCATATGTAAAAATTGGAAAGGGAGAATACAATGGATTACACAAGAGAGATGCTGACCGAGATGCTGCAGAAACTGATGGGAGAGGCGACGACGAGCCAACTGTTGTTGATTGTCCGTCTGCTGCAGCGGATGGGACGATAACGCTGCATCACAAGGCCCCGGACGGGAATCCGTCCGGGCGCTGTGTTTTATTTGGGCGAAAAAACCTTGACAATATGGGATAAATCACATATAATAAGCGCAGAGAAAGAAAGGTGGATGCATGGACAGATACGAAGTCATATTCTACGAAACGGAAGACGGCGTCCGACCGGCCTACGATTTTGTCGAGACACTATCCCCGAAGATGCAGGCCAAGATATATAAGATAGCCTCCATGCTGGAGATAGACGGGACCCGGCTGCGAATGCCCTATTCGGAGTTTTTGCAGGATGGCATTTTCCAGATTCGCGCCCAGCAGGAGGGGAATATCTCCCGTGTGCTGTATTTCTTTGCGATTGGAAAAAAGATTATCCTAACAAATGGATTTACAAAGAAGACGACAAAGACTCCGCCCGGCGAGATCGAACTGGCGAAGAAATACCGGGCAGACTACGAGCGAAGGGAGGCACAAAAATAATGCTTACGCTCAACGACGCGATTGCGAAAAAAATGGAAGACCCTGAGTTCAAGGCCGAATGGGACGCCCTGGAGCCCGAGTTCCAGATCATCCGCGCCATCATCGAAGGCCGCGAAGAGAATAACTTTACGCAGGCGCAGCTGGCGCAGGCGACCGGCATCCATCAGGCTGACATCAGCCGGTTGGAGAATGGCACCGCGAACCCGTCTCTGCGCACTCTCAAGCGGCTGGCCGCGGGAATGGGGATGAAGCTCAACATCGAGTTTACGCCCATGCGCGGCCAGACACCAGCCAGATAATTGCGACGCCTCCCCTCTGCGGGAGGCGTTTTTTACCGCCTCGACAGCAACCAATGCATCCATATCTTCACCCCGCGCCGGAGAGGCGCGGGGGTATTTTTATCCCATGAGCGACTTACAAAAATCGCTGATGGCCTGCCACTGGGCTGGCCCCATGTGGCTCAGGGCCAGGATAAATCGCTTGCGGATGGACTCCTCCTCGTCGGCCATAATGTCGGCCAGGAACAGGGCCAGCTCCTCGTTTTGGCTCCGCTGCGGGAACATCTCGCCCTCGCCCGTCCGCAGCCATATCTCATCGACGCCATACTCGCGGCATATGGATAGGATAACAGCGTCGCTTGGCTCGCGGATGCCGGACTCATACCCTGTAATCGCGCCCTGAGACAGCCCTATCCGCGCCCCAAAAGCTGTCTGGTTGAGATTGAGCGCCTTGCGGAGCGCTCGAATGCGGTCTCTCACGTTATCACCTCCGGCTGGTAGTATAGCACAGTTGGTACGGCAATGCAATAAAAAAAATAAATCAGCTATTGACAAAGCCACTGTGTTGCAGTATTATATTACTCAACGACGTAAGACGATACTGTAAGGAGGTGAGTTAAGTGCAGTGGGTTAGCGCCATAGGGCTAACCGTGCTGGCGATACAGGCGATCCGGACAATGCAAGCCTGGTACCGCGTCTGCCGACTACTTGAGGAGTGCGAGCAGGGACTCAACCATAGCTCGCAGCGTATCCCACGCAGCAGGCCAATCGGCAAGCAGCCCGATGATTGCACTGACCGCGCCGATAGCAGCGGCTATCGCGGCAAGGATGCGCTTGAGCTTGCGTTTATCCGACTGGCCTTGCGGCTGGTGCTGTTTTGGATGCTGCGCAGTGCGCTGCGCTGACGCGCAAAACAGCCGTTCAGCGTCCGGCTGATGCCGGACGTCATAGCCAAACTCCAGGAGGATACGGCGCCGCTCGTCGTCAGAGTGAGCTGAGAGCCAGTCCTCCAGCACGTCGGGCGGCCACGGCTCGTCGGGAGACGGAGCTGGATACGGGCGCAAGATATCACCTCCCCGCCGGGATTATGCCACGGCGGGGACGGACAACAAGGAGGGGAGACAAAAATGACCGAAATTAAGACGCTGCGCAAGGCGACCAAGCAGCTGGAGCAGCTGCCGCACGCCCAGAAACTGGTAGCGCTGGCCTTTGTGGAGGGCCTGCTGGCCCAGATGCAGATCGAGGCCAGCGAACACAAAAAGCAGGAGGAGGGACAGCGAAATGCCTAAGTGCCGTACATACGGCGGGCCGCCGAAACGGCCCGTACACCCCGATTTGGGGCGGCTGACGGAAGAGGTGCAGCAGCAGTACGGGATTATCCTGAGCTACAAGGACGTAGGCTCCCTGCTGCACATGGCGAGCCACACGGCCGTCAACCGCTGGATACGCGCCAACGCAATCCAGAGCGCCGGACGCCCGGGCTATTACTACAGTCGGGATATCGCCCGGGCCATCCTCGACCCCGCGGAGGCCTCGTGACAAAACGACAACAGGCCGGGCTCTGCGCCGGGGAGGCAATCATGCAAGCAGCCCCGGGCAGACAACTTAATACCCGGGGGCAGGAGACCGGATCCTGTCCCCGGCGGAGAGCCCGGCAGAGAGGAGACAACATGAGCGACATGATTAACCCCTGCACCATCGGGCGCGACGCCGTCCACTGCCGGTTGATGTTCCCGGGGACCTGCGCGTCCTGCGGCTTCGGCCGCGACGAGCAGCGGCGGCGACACGAGCTGCTGCAGCGCTACGGGCTGTCCACTGCCGAGGACGGGCGGAAATACCTGGATATCTCGCGCGACAGGCAAATCCCTGCCGTGCAGAAGGAGACGGAGGATGACGAGTTACTACTCTGTGATACCGAGCCGGGTACTGACGGACCGGAGGCTTAACGCCAACGCCAAGCTGGTCTATGGCATTATCGCGGCGACGGCCTGCGAGGCCGGATACAGCACCATCGGCAACGCTGAGTGCGCCGAGACCCTGGGCGTCGCACTGCGCAGCATCCCCCGGATGCTGGCGGGACTGGAAGAGCAAGACCTGATTTGCGTAGAACTCCTACCCGCCGAAAACGACAACGAGGAGCGGCGCAGAATCTGGCTCCACGATGCGTTTGGCTCTTATCTGTCCGCCAGTGACGGACAGACGCAGAATACGGAAGCCGCATCGCCTGAGGGGGGTCATGACACCAGCGTCATGGGGGTCATGACATCAGCGTCATGGGGTCATGACACCAGTGTCATGGGGGTCATGACACCAGCGTCATCCACCCCCGCCGAAACCGCGGCTGAAGCCGAGGCGGCGAACGCCTGTAAGGAATATATATATAATACCTCCAGTAATACTAGAGGTAATAGTAATAAGAGAGAGAGTCCGCATCAATTAGCAGGCAAAACAAAAAATGCGCAAAAAACGCTCTCTCACTCTCCCGCCGTGGACGATGGATTTGACCGCTTTTGGCGGACATACCCGCGGAAAGTGGACAAGCAGCGGGCGCTGGCCGAGTGGCGCAAGCTCGCCCCCGGGCCGGAGCTGGTGGAGCACATCCTGCAGGCGCTGGAAAAACAGTGCACGTCCAGCCAGTGGCAGGACGTGGAATACATCCCCCACCCCCGGACATGGCTGCACAACCGGCGGTGGGAGGCCGTGGAGACGCAGCCGACGCGCAGCCAACGGGTGACGCCGTCGGGGCTGGACCAGTGGTGACGGAGGTGGAGACATGCCAGGCGAGACCCCGTGGCTGAGCGCTCAGGTGGCAGTGCTGGGCTCGATGCTCATCGAGCCGCGCTGCGTCGGCGAGGTGATGAGCCAGCTCCGAGCGGAGGACTTTAACCCCACGTATCGGACTGTATTCGCGGCCGTCCGGCAGCTGTGGCGGGACGGCCAGGCTGTGGACCCGGTGGCGGTGACTCACGCGCTGGGGCAGGGTTACGCGCAGACCATCGTCCAGCTGATGGAGGCCACGCCCACGGCGGCCAACGTCAGCGGCTATATCACCATGTGCCGGGACGAGGCCAGGCTGGCGGCCCTGCAGGAGCTGGGGCTGCAGCTGAGCACGGCCAACACCTACGACGAGGCGCAGACGCTGGCCGTGCAGGCCGCCGGACTCACCGGCGACGCCAGAAGCGGGGCGAAGCACTACAGCGTGGAGGATCTGATGCAGGCCTTTTACACCCGGCACCTGGGCGACGAGCGGCCGGAGTATCTGCCGTGGCCGTTTGAGGCGCTGGAGCGCCAGCTCTACATCGAGCAGGGCGACATGGTGGTGCTTGGCGGATACCCCAGCGCAGGCAAAACAATGCTGGCGTTGCAGATGGCGGCGTTGTGGAGCCGCGCTGGGAAAAAAGTTGGTTTTTTTACGTTGGAGACCAACGAGAACAAACTGTTTGACCGGTTTATATCCGGTGAAATCGACATCCCTTTGTGGAAGATAAAAAAAAACCTCCTATCGGAGGACGACATGGATCGGCTGGCCGTGGCCAGCACGCGGCTCATCCAGCAGCGGCTGGAGGTAGTCCCCGCCGCGGGAATGACGGTGGACGATATCCGCGCCAAGACGCTCGCCCGGCGGTATGAGATTATCCTGGTGGATTACCTGCAGATTATCCGCAGCAGCGCCCGCAGCTCCGCCAACCGGACGGAGATCGTTGCCCAACACAGCATGGGGTTACACACACTCGCCCAGCAGCACGGTGTGACCGTGATAGCGCTGAGCCAGCTGACCCGGCAGGACAAGCAGACGCGCCGGGCGCCGGACATGTCCGACCTCCGAGAATCCGGGCAGATTGAGCAGGACGCGGATGCAATCTTGCTGCTCTATCTCACGGACCAGCAGGACAAGCGCGGGCCGCGCACCCTCGATGTTGTAAAAAACAAAGAGGGCGAGACGGGGACGCTGCAGCTGGCCTTTGACGGCGCGCATCAGCGCTTTGCCTACACCGCGCCGCCGCAGGCCGCGCCGAAGAGAAGCCCGGTAAAACAGCCGGAAGATGATTTTGTCGACCCATTTATCTAAAAAAAGGAGGAAACCATGAAGGAATATAACAAATCCGAGCGTTTTGCCGTGGTGCTCACCCCGGCGGATGTGGTAACGCTCATCCCCTGCGACCATGGCAAGACGATGCAGCTCAAGACGCTGCAGGAGCTGGTGGGCGGGCCGATTGAGGTTGTCCCCTGCGTGGATGCAGCTGACCCGATGGTGATTATCTGCAACGAGGAGGCCCTGCTGGTAACGCCTCCCCCGATTGCCAACATGACGGCATGGATGATGTCGCCATATGACTGGGGCCATGACATTTATGGCCCGGTGGTGCTGATGCAGGCCGAGGGCGAGGAGCTGGTGGGCTACCCGCTGGAGGAGGCCGAGCGGACGGTCCGGGAGTGGCTGTATGACGACGAGGACTGAGCCAATCTGGAGCGTCCGCAAGGACGGGCGGGTATACGCCCAGAGCACGCTGCCGCGGCTGGGCTACAGCGCAGAGACGCTGCGAGCCATGGCGGCGGCAAGATATGAGCTGTATCGGGACGGCAAGCGCGTCCCGCGAAAGGAGTGGGCAAATGTTTGACAGAAAAGAGTACCACCGTAAGTATTATGAGACGCATCGCGAGGCATATAAGGCGGCCAGCCGTCGGCACTACATGGCGCACCGCGAAGAACGTAATGCGGCCAGCCGTCGGTACTGCGAGGCGCACCGCGAAGAATGTAATGCGGCCAGCCGTCGGTACTACATGGCGCACCGCGCCGAGATTGCTGAAAAAAAAGATGCATACAAATCGCGTCCGCGCGGTGATAAATACGCCTGGATAAAGCGGGGCCGCCTGCAGGCAGGATTGACGCTGCAGATGCTGGCAACGGCCGCCGGATGCAGCGAGTCCCACCTCAGCAGGCTGGAGCGCGGTGAGGGGGACGCCAGCCCGGAGATGCAAGAGCGGATTGCGCACGCGCTGACGCGCCTACTGGCGGGGATTTGAGCCATGACCCCCAGCCAAAAAATCACGCCCTGCTGGGGCTGCGGAGACCGGGAGCCGGGATGCCACGGCAAGTGCGCGGCCTATCACCTGTACCGCACCCAGCTGGATGCGGCCGCCGCGCAGCGGCGGCAAAAGAACGAGCTGGCGGACGGCACGCCCGCCATGGATAGAGCGCAAAAAATCGCAAGGAGGGGGAGACCTTGTGCGCCGACGGATTAATATCAAGCGGCGGCCTATCTATCAGCTGCCCGCGCTGCTGATTTTCGCGGCGCTCTGCCTGAGCGCCGATGCCCTGGTAGAGCACCCCGCCGGGCTGGCCGTGATTGCCGTGGCGCTGGCCGCGGCCTGGGGGCTGCTGACGATTGGGTCGGAGGCGCGCCGGTATGGGTAAGCTCGTCCCATTCCGGCGGCGGGAGCTGCCGGAGGACCCGCTGGCGGGCTGCCGCCTGATGGCGGACTACAAGCGGCCGCCGCCGCGGAAAACCCCGCCCGGCCGGTTGGCGCTGACCATCCTGCTCTGCGCTGCCTGCCTGGGCTGTGCGACGGCCTGCGCCGCCGCACCGAAGCTGATGTATATTATCCCGCTGGCCGCCACGGCGGCCTGCGTGGGAATCTCAAGGAGGTTATAGCCATATGACACGCAAGGATACTCTGGACGCGGCCCTGCGCTGCGTCTGCGGTGACCGGGAGAGCTACGGCACCCCGGAGGACAATTTCGGCCGGATTGCTCGGCTCTGGGAGGATTATCTCCGGCACCCCATCTACCCCCACGACGTGGCGGCCATGATGGCGCTGCTCAAAATCGCCCGGATTGCCAGCGGGGCGCCGAAGGACGACAACTGGGTGGACTTGGCGGGCTACGCCGCCTGCGGCGCGGAGCTGCAAGCGCTGTATTGTGAGGAGGTGGCGGACATTGGCTAGGCGGCTGACGGATGCGGAGTTGTACTGTGCGCGGATAACTTGCCCGGCAGGCCCGCCGGGCGGGAAAAACTGCGAATGCGGCTGGTGCTATCCCCGGGCGCTGTACGAGCGTCTGCGGGGGTATGAGGACTTGGAGGATGCCGGGCGGTATATCGTCCTCGCAGAGCCGGAGCGCGCTGGGGCGGCCCGGCTGCGGGAATTGGCGGAGGCGGATTTGGCGGGGGCCATTGAGCCCGTGGTGCACTGCCGGGACTGCCGGAGCTACCTGCCGATTGCCGAGCGCTGCGGATTTTGCGATGCGGCCGCGGGTATGGCGCGGCCGAATGCGGATGATTACTGCAGCCGCGGGGCACAAAAAGAACCAGAAAGGGATGATAATAATGGCTGATTGTAATAAAACGGTAGACTTTTTGCGCGTGCTGAAGCGATATTGCGCTGAGCAGCACTGCTACGATTGCCCCATCTGCCCACCGGACGGGACGGTGGGAGACACCTGTATTGCCAGCGTAGGAGGCGCCGGATTAGAGCACGCGGAGAAGATTATCCCAACGCTCCAGCGCTGGGCCGATGGGCGCCCGGTGGAGACGTGGCTGCAGCGGCTAAAAAAGGCGCTGCCGGGGGTCAAGGTCGACCGCATCCCCAACATGCACTGTCCGGGCGAGTTTTTCCCGGCGGGCACCGGTCGGCTGTTTTGCCCGTACAAGGACGACGCAGTCCCCGTAGACTGCTGGGACTGCTGGATGCAGGAGGCCCCGGATGAGTTATAATCCTCGGAGATTTCCACGCGTCTGCGCGTGCTGCGGCGTGGACTTTATGGCCGCGGCGCCCGGTGGGAGATTTTGTTCGCGCCGCTGCGCCGCCAAGTGCATCTCCCACGTGGGGGACCGGCGACGCATTAAACCGGAGCTGGAGCGCTGCCGCGTGCGCGTGACGGCGTGGGTGCCGGTGCTGCCGGAGCTGCGGCCGGAGGTGGGCAGCATCCACGAGGCGGAGCGCCTGCCTGGCCTGGACCGGGACCACCCCCATCCCAACTACGCCATTGTAGTGGGCGGCAAGCGGCTGCTCCTGCGGCCCGGCGAGGTGCAGGAGATTGATGAGTAACAATTCACCCCGCGTCCGATGGACGCGGGGTGAATTGTTATCCCAACTGCTGTGCGCGGTAGTATGCGATGCGCTGTGCGTTATCGCTCTTAATCTGCGATATGTATGGCGTGCGCTTGTATGGGGTGTATCTGCAATACGTTGTATTGGAGATACACAGCCTATCGAGGATATCGGCCTTGGACAGCCCCTTGCGCTGCAGCTCTGCAATGGCTGTCGATATCTCGTTGCCCCATGCGTTGCCGGTGATGAGACATTTGCATACGGCATACTCGGAGATTTTAAGCTCCTTGGCGGTCCGTTTTGACAGAGCCGACTTGCGAGTAGACCTGGCATACCGTCTTCACCGGGTCGTAGACCCGGCCGGTCATTCCCGCGCCCGGCGGAACTCCAGCAGCTCCGCCGCCATTGCGATAATATATTGCGGGGCCTTGTGCTTGCCAGATACCCACCCGGCCACGGTGGTATATGGTATCCCCAGCGCGTCGGCCAGCTGCGGCGCAGTGTAGCCGCTGGCCTGCAGCAGCTCGGTTGGGGTCATGTGGTACCAGCGCCATATGTCGGTCAGGTAGCGGATGCGCTCCGCCGGGACGCCGGGGTCCGGCGAGCCCGGGTCGTTGCCCCAGACGTAGGCCTGGCCCAGGTCGGTGATATAGGCGTCGATGTCGCCGTACTCTTTCATTTCATTGATGAGTGCGCCGCGGATGCGGGGTGTGATGTTAATCATGGGGGTTGTCTCCTTTGCCTGATGTTAGTTTTGCAGCGCGTTTGCGCCGGTATGGATAATTTTTTCGTCCGGGTGCATGTCATTCCAGCGCAGCTCGATGTCGCACGCATCGAGCTGCCGCCCACAGATAGATATCTTGATGATATCCATCTGGTTTAGGATTGCCACGACGGTCTCACGGCTGAGGCTATCCACCCAGCCGCGGATGACGACGCCCAGCAGCAGCTCATAGAGCTGATCCGCGGCGGCGTTAATCTCCTCCTCGGTGTCACCCTCGCGCGGGATCGGCGCGCCGAAGAGCGCGCCCAGTGCCGCCGCCTCGTATTGGGCGGACTCAAAGGCCGGAAAGCTGTCGCCGCGCGCCCAGCGCTCCTCGTAGATATCCATGAGGCGGCTGGCCTCGGCTCGATTATAAGAGTCCGCCATAATCGCTACATTCCCGGTGTGCCGGTCCCACAAGGCACGATAGACCGGATGATTAAGTGTCATTTTTACGCCCCCTCTCGCTGCTGATGCATTTGGTTGCGGTAACCGTTGAGCATTATGCTCTTATTATTACGGTTATCAATCCACTCGGAGGCGGACGTGGCATGCTGGATTGCGTAGTTGATTGCCTCCAGCGCGGTTTGCGCTCCTGCGCTATTGTCGGCCAGCCTGATGGCGCCCATCCATTTGCGGTAGGCCTCCATGCGGATCGATTCTGCCCACGCAATCTGCTTGGGGGTGCCCAGCAGTGCCGGAAAATCCATTTCGGCGGCCGCCGCTGCATTGGCGGCGTTGACTTTTTCCGCGCCTGCTCCTTACAGTCCGGGCAGTCGCATGTGGCAAGCCAATCCAGATGCTCGTATCTGGCCGACACCTTGCCAAAAAGCTGTACCGTGCCCGTGTGGCCACAGGCGTAAGTCACATCATACTTAGCCATTACGCATTTCCTCCATCTGCGCTCTCTCTGTGTGACTATATTATACTACGGAGCTCATAGTTGGTCAAGTACAAAAATACGAGATTCGTATATTTTTTTCTCCCGCGGCGAGGGACAAATCCTGTATAATATAGGTGCAATACTGCGCCCGGCGGATGGGAGGGATTATGCCACGATTGATTATCGATTCAGGCGGCCCGCGCTGCCGCCTGCAGCTACTGCCTGATGCGCCGCCGCGCGGACAGACCCGCGGCGTCCGTCAGATGTACACCAACATCTGGAAACAGATGCAGAATGACCGTGCCAGCTGGTTTAAGTTGGAGCTTATCCTTTACGCCAACTTTACGCCGGATGACTTGTTTGTGACGCTGACCTACGCGGGCAACCTGCCTGCCTATTGGAGAGACACCAAATCTAATGTACCGGCCTTTATGCGCCGGTACCGCTGCCACCTGGCGGCGGAAGAACTGCCAGCGCCGCGATATGTATATGTCCACGAGGCGCTGCACGGAGACGGCCGCCCCCATCACCACATGGTGCTGAGCGCGGCGGGCGACGATGCCGCGCGGATAGCGCAGTGCTGGCCTCACGGGAGCGTTGATGTGGAGAGCATCCGGGAGTTCGGCGGTTACCAAAAGCTGGCAAAATACATTACCAAAGAGCCGCGGGAAAAGGGCAAGCCCGTCCCGGGCGAGCGGATGTGGACGCCCAGCCGCAACCTGATACGGCCGGAGCACATCGTGGAGCAAGTCCCGGCAGATTACCGCCTCGCCGCTCCGGAGGGCGCCCAGCCGCTGGCCAGCGGTTTGGGAGTCTCGCAGAGATTGGAGTCTGACTTTGGCGGGGCGGTCCAGCGGCTGGACTTTGTTTTGCCGAAAAAATCTAATATTGCATATAACATTTTGGCTTGATACCATGCATAACTTATGGACGTGGGAGACAAAACAGCTTGATTACTAACGGCAAACATGATATCATATGTGTGCGCGAGGGCAGAGCCGTCTGTCCCGTCTGCGGGCGCCGCACCAACGTGCGGCTCCTGCCGGAGACGAGGCTGCGCAGTTACCCGCTGTACTGCAAGCTCTGCCGCGCGGAGACCGTCGTCGACTACGACGGCAACTGAGAGCCAGCGCCATTGTGCCAGCGCCGATGCATCCAACACGGATGCGTCGGCGCTTTTTTGCGTCCGCCGGAGGTGATAGCCCGGCGGACGCAGGCGACGACGCCAGACGGAGAGGGGAGGCGGCGACATGGCCGCGCAACGCAAGTACACCGCTGGCCAGCTGGCCCGCGCCATAGGCCGCTATTTTGGCTCGATTACGCGCCGTAAACCCCGCATGGAGCGCGTGGAAACCGGCGAGCTGGACGGCTACGGGCACCCGGCCATGGAGAGTCGCCAGGTGGTCGACGGTAACGGCGAGCTGGTGTGGGAGACGGAGTGGCTCCGGCCCCCCTCCGTGGCGGGGCTGTGCGAATACCTGGACATCAGCCGTAACACCTGGGCGGCTTACTGCAGGGAGCCTGCGATGCAGGACGCGACAACGCGCGCACGGGGGCGCATCGATGCCTGGCAGATGGAGCAGCTGCTGAGCCGCCCGGGCAAGGATGTGCGGGGCATTGAGTTTGCCCTCACCGTCAAGGCCCAGCGCGAGGCTGCGCAGCTGACAGAGCGTCCGGCGACGGACGCTGAAGCCGATGACGCGCAGCCGATGACCTATGCAGCCAAGATAGCGCTGCTGCAGGAGCTGCTGGACGAGACGGGAGGCGCGACGGATGCCGGATGACGAGCGGATGGTGGATGCCTCCATCGCGGCGCTGCGCTGGTGGCGAGGACTCAAGGCCACAAGCAACGAGGCGTTTTTACCCCTGTTTTTTGATCAGCACCGCTTTCTTGTTCTTTGTGGCGGCGGCGGCTCCGGGAAATCTATCTTTGCCGGGCGCAAGATACTGGAGCGATGCGCAACAGAGCCGGGACACCGGTGGCTGGTTTGCCGCAAGGTTGGGCGGACGCTGAGACACTCGTGTTGGGATCAACTGGTGGGCCAGTGGGAGCAGGCATTCCCGGGCGAGACGCTCCGGCAGACCCGCTCGGACATGACGCTGACACTGCCCAACGGGAGCCAGATCCTCTTTGCCGGGTTGGATGACCCGGAAAAGCTCAAGTCCATCTACGGGATTACCGGCGTGTGGATTGAGGAGGCCAGCGAGATAGCAGAGGCGGACCTCAACCAGCTGGACATTCGTCTCCGCGACAAAACGCCATATTATAAACAGATTATCATCACATTTAACCCGATTTCGGCCCGCCC